AAAATAATGAAAATACAGACGATCAGTTTTGAATTGGCTAAAAAGTTGGATAGCTTGGGGGTTAAGCAAGATAGTTGGCTGGCTTATTGGGAAATAAGCAGTGAAATAATCGATAGGCTTGGATGGCAAGAATCTCATTGTCATAAAGCCATTAAAACGAATAGACTCTATTTGCATGCCTACATGCTAGAAGAGATTCTTGGAATGCTGCCTCACTATTCTTTATGTATATGTAAGAGCCTATGTAATGGCACTTGTAAATCAATGCAAGATAAAAGAACATTAAATACAACCACAATATCTTTTCGCCTAGAGTATGGCGGTAAAATAGAAGTTTCTCATAAAAATCCAGTAGAAGCAGCTGGAAAATTGCTAAAAGTGTGCATAGAGGAAGGCTACGTCAAAATAGAAAAAGAAAATAATTAGTGCTTTAAATGATCAAACGCTTTTTCTATAGTACCTTGATTTTTGTTAATATCTTGTTCGCAAGAGGCTATAAAATCTGTCTTAAACGCTGTAAATCGTCCCTCAAGATTAGTATACATTGATTTTAACGCAGATATCTGTGCTGCATTTTCTGAAATTTTTTCAATACTACTTAGTCTTAGCAATAAGTTAGAAAAATTTATCAAAAGTCTGTCCATTTTCCCGCCTAAGCTTGATTCAAGTTCCTTTATTCGCTCATAGCCTTTTAATATATCGTCTCTAAGACTAGTTAAATCTTCCTCTAGTTGACCAACTCGATTAAAAAGTTCATCGTTCATTGTGACGCACTCCTTTGTTTTTGCCTTTTATTGTACGATCGATGGCCAAAATAAAAACCAATAATAGTAAAAAAAATATCAAATAATATTTTTTGCAGATTAGGCAGGGATGAAATCCAAAGTTGCATGCCGGCAGCAAAATTTTGCGCGATAACTGGATTAATTACATAAGTTATAGAAAAAAGAATACCCAGTATTATAAATAAAATAAGAAATAAACAAATTGTATAAACAATTGAAACAGGCGCTCTAGATGTCCATTTGTCAGGGTTTTTGCTCTCGGCAATCCTTGCTTGCCAACGCCATTTAATATCAGCTAATTTACCATTTTTTTCAGCCTCTAAAAGGCGAGCTTCAATCTTCAACGCCTCGGTTTTGTCTGGAAAGATTATTCGTATAATATCGCGACCGAAATTTATAATACTATTAATCATAATTATTTTATTTTTAACTTGAGCTGCGCTTTTCGGGCCTGAAGATCACTTATTAAGAGATCCAAAATTTCAACGCTATTTACATTTGACAATGCTTTGTGCAATAAATTGATAAAATATTCTTTTACTGAAATACCTTTAAAGCCATTCATTGCTTTAACAAATAAATCATGAATAGCCGGCCTCAGAAAAACTTTCACAAGGTGGTCATCTGCTTTAATAGGCGTTTTTGCAGCCCATGCGGCAGCAGTATTATCTATGGCGTAATCAATTGCTGGATGTGCAAATAATTTAATTGCTACTTTACCAAAAAAACCTAGACTACTTTTTAATGACATGTCTTTTTACCCCATTTTTTCTTTCTATTTTTATTAGATAATTTTATTATTATAGAGCTATAACAAACCACTAAAAACACAATCAAACATATACCTATTACGTAAAACATATAATCCCCCTGTCAATCTAATATGTATTTTTCAAAATTTTTGATGAATTCTTTAATCGTTCCCTGACCTCTTATCGTGTTATAATATCTTTTCCAATAATTAGCTAATCCTTCAATATCATCAGCTTTTGGAAGTTTTTCAGGTACTCTATAATAATGAATTCTTGCCATTGCAGTTGCATAATATAAGTTGCCAATTAGATTCTTTTTCATTGAAAAAGCTGGAAAAGACAAATTAAGTATTTTCTTATTAAGATCGCTTTTATAAACCAAAAAATTATTATGGATATCTTTATGAGTATCTGGCTCCATTTGATATATTCCTAACGCAGGACCGTTTATTTGATGTAAGTATTTGCCTAAATGAGACTCTTGCGCCGCTGTTCCTAATAATAAATTTACAGCAGATGCGCTATTCAACCCCATATAATCAAGAGTAGGAATAATAATATATTCTTTTAAATGTGACGCTAACATAATCTATGTTTTAGTTTGTTTTTGTTTTTGTTTGTTTTTGTTTGTCCATTTCTTTAAGAATTTGTGCGCTCACTAGCCGTGTAAACTGTTTATTATTTTCTACTTCCTTATATAATTTATTATAGTCTGCGTCATCTAATTCTATGCTCTGCCCGCTGTACAATTTCAAAGACCAGTCCATGTACTTAATAGCATCTCCGCCAGAACTACTTATCAACGCGTTTGCTAAAAGTTTGCCCATGTGAGAATTTGGTAATTCTTTTTCATCTAAACCTATTAAATTTTTGTCTAATAATAATTGCATATTTTTATTCCTCTTTTTGATTAAACCTTTATTATAACAAATAGCTGCGTTTGCAAACAGTAATTTTAGTCAAAATTGAAAACAGCAATTTTATTATAACAAATAGCTGCGTTTGCAAACAGTAATTTTAGTCAAATATGTTTTTATCAACATATTTTATAGCATTCGCACTTTCCTGTACCGCAGCCAATGCTATAGCTTGCGTTTGTACTTTAACATATTTCAAGGCTTTTCCATCTTCTTCTACAGCCTCCAAACATATTGCTGGTGTTTGATTATGAACAAACCTCAACGTTTTTCCTTTTGCCCCCACTGCTGCCATACACATTGCTGTTGTTTGACTTTTAACATGTCTCAACGCGTTTGGGTTTTGCTGTACGGCTGCCAAACAAACAGCTTCGGTTTGTTCTATAACATTTTCCAGCTCTTCCCCGTCTTCCTCTACAGCAGCTAGTGCTTCCGCCTCTATCCAATAGCCTTTAATATCACTTTCCTGCGCTCCCACTAAAGTTAAAAATTCTTGTAAAGTCATATCTATCCCCTTCTTTTTATTATTAAATAAATATTATGCGTCTGCATAAAGTGCAAGTCTGCGAATTGCCCCATTAATTTCTACTCTTACTGATTCAGTGGAGCTTGTTCCTGATGAAATAACCCCCCTGTCGCTTCCTATGAAGTTAATAAATCCCTCCGATACGTCCGCCTGATCTAGCGCTAATACTGGTATTGCTCCATCGTCTTCCTTCTGATCAACATGTAATTGAGCTGTAGGCGTAGAAAGATTAAGATTCATCCCGACACGTCCATTTGTAGCAAGCAGCAATTGGCTTGAGGTAACACCAGTATTTCCAGCACCCAATCGTAAATCTCTTACAGTTCCTGTACCGCTGTTACTAGAATAAATTTGAAATAAAGTATATCCAGTATTATATTCCATTTTCAATGATTCTTGGTTAGACTGACTTGCAGTAGTGCCAACTCCGAAAATATGCAGTCCTATCGTATCTGTTCCATCACCATCAGAAGTAAAGAATTTTATAAGAGCGTTTGCACCTGCAACGTCATTGTATAAGTGAAAATCATCGTCACCCTCTGTAATCATGAGATATTGATCATCATCAGTATCATTAAAATGTAATTTGGGAGTGGAACTTGTGATAGTTAAATTACCACCAGTTATTTCGCCAGTGGTTGTTATATCTCCACTACCCATATCTAGATCATCGCCTGCGGTAACAGGAGAAATGATGGTTCCGGTTCTTTCAAACGGGCTTAAAATAGTAGCAGCAGCCCATTTAAGGCCAGTAGCTGTTGAACTATCAGCAACAAGAATCTCATCGTCAGACCCGACTATCAATCCTCTGGATCTCGTGCCATCGCACGCTATCAATTCTCCTTTAGTGGCTATGGCTGAAAAATGAAGGTCGACACTATTTACAGTAACATCATATCCGGTAATATTTAAAGTTGAATTAACTCCACCAACGTAAACAGTTCTTGTGCCGGCCCCGCTTGCCAAACTAACAGTATTTGTATTCGCGTCTGTAGCAACATTAATAGCCCCAGTACCGTTTACAGTAAAATTCCCACCTGTCGTATCTATTGAAGTCCCCAAAAGTGTTGTAGTGGTACCTGTAATATTTAAATCCCCACCGGTAATCTGACCGGTAGTAGTGATAATTCCACTACCCATATCAAGATTATCATTAGCAGTAAGAGGCTCTAACGTATCACCTCCGGTTCTAGTCCAATAATTAACGCCGCTAGCAGCATCCGCGTACGCTGTGGTTGCTAATTTCGTTGAATTGTCAGATGGTGATTGCGTTGTTGCCAATGTTCCGTCTGGTAAAGTTATGCTAGAGCTAATAGTGCCACTGCCGTTGGTTCGCAAGATGCCATTAGTTGTTGTCAATTCCGGCAAAACTACATTACCATCTTTAGTTATTGTTAATTTTGCGTCAGTTAAATCAGAATTAGAATCATCATTGGTTCCTTCTACAGCCAGATGAAGTGAGCCGACCCCGCCCGCTTCTGTTCTTTCGAAAAATATACCAGCTTTACATCTAATATCTGTTAGTTCGCCAGATGAAGATCTAAATCTCATACCAGTAGCAGAACTGGCACCCCCTGTTTGATTGTCTAATAACAATCCGGTTGCTAAATTAGAACTGTTCGCAGCAACATGTAATGAATATAATGCTTCAGAAAGATTGACACCTAGTGTTCCTGTGCTTATTGTGAAGTTACAAGACATATCAAAAGTATCCTCATCTTCAAGCCACGTAATTACTCCATCGTTATCTTCTCCATCAAACGTTAATGTATAGTCAACACCAGCTGCTCCAGCTCCTATTGTTACATTTCCAGTGCTTTGAAAGGTTCCGTTTATCTTCACTAGATTTGTATCAAATTCACCATAGATAAGAGGGGAAGCGCTATTGCTGTTTTCAATGTAGAGTTTATTTGAGCCTGTCTCGTTCGATCCAGATAGATAACCTAAGAAAACGTTGCCATTTCCTGTTAAGGTATTTTGTCCGGATCCATACCCAATCATGGTGTTATTGCTTTTAGCATTTGTGCCTGATGGGCCACCATTTCCTGCGTAAGTACCAATCAATACATTATAATCTCCACCTGATTGGTTATATCCTACATAACTTCCTATTCCTGTATTACTAATACCAGTTGCTTGCCATAAGCTATACGCTCCCACTGCTGTATTACCACCAGTTGGTGTGGCATTATTATTGGTATATAAACTACGGTATCCAAAAGCAGAGTTATAACTACCCTTAACGTTAGTTAGCAATGCTTGATGCCCAACTGCTGTATTTCTATAAGCATCTCCGGCTATTTCTGTATTAATTCCTGCCTCATAACCAACGAAAAGTTGCGATCTATCAGTGGGGTCTATAGCAAGAACTCTATCAGTACCTATTTTGTAATTACCAGTTACATCTACATTTGCGGCATCGACATCCCCAGTCCCCATATCTAAATCATCACCGGCTGTTTCTGGCGAAATGGTAGTTCCAGCCCTTGCCCATATACTGGTATCCCCAAGAGAAATCCATGAGCCGTTTTCTCTAAATTGAAATCTGTTTAAACCACTATCATAGTAGATAAGTGCATCATCTGTTCCAGGAGCTACTGCTTGAGGATCTAACACTAATGCTGTCGGATCTATTAATCCATCAACAGTAAGCTTTCCTGTAAAATATGCATTGGTAGCGGTAATATCTCCCGTCCCCATATCTAAATTATCACCGCTATTAACAGGCTCGATGGTTGTTCCTGTTCTGGTAAATATATTAGAAGATATATTTTCGTGATCGCCTAGTACACATCTAATATGTGTATATTCACCCCACTCGTTTCCTTCTTTCTCTAAAATACCTAATATTTTTAATTGTCCACCACCTGTATTTAAGGTAGTAAGATCTAATTGCGTTGCTGAAATACCTGTTGAAGTATTTCCAGATCCAACGACAATATTGGCATATTTCCCTATATCATTATTAGTAATAGTTCCGTTTACCTGTATTTCAATTTCAACCCAACGATCATCTATAACATCAACATATCGCGCTACATTAGCTTTTCTATAAATATCATCTTGGTTATAAAGAATATCCTTTACAGAAGTTATTATGCCTACAATATTATCAGTATCATCAGCTTTAGCGACTATTGGAACACCGTCATCATTTGATGTATTTGTTAACTTAACAAAATCATTAATAAAAATATCATCCGAATCTGATGCGGGAATATAATATTTATTTGTCTTGCCGCTATACTGAGAACTCGATAGATTGTTTATAGGTTTTCCCCCTATTGGGTTATTTTTATTTGCCATTTTTGTTTTTCCTAATTTTATTTAAATTTATCATTCTTCCCATCCAATAATACTAATCCAGAATCCGCTTACGTTATAATCTGAGATTATTTTAATGTCCTTTGCTGTTCCAGTTAGAATTTTATATCTGCCACCAGCATGTTCTGGATCTTGGGTCATAATATTTGTAAATAATGGTTCAACATCCAAAACTGTACCGCTTTCATCTGGAACTTGATCATCTTGATCTGAACTATATATATATAATAATGCGGCACTATTAGTATTAGTCCAACTAAGGTTAAAAGTAGCGTAAGTTTTTACATCAGGAGGAACTCGTGTAAGGGTAACAGTCTTAGCCGTACTAGCAACCAAGGTATCATTTACATCAATTATTAATTCTTTAAAATGGGTTTCACGCAGGCCTCCTGGTAAAACAGTCATATAAGAATCCGTAATATTCCCGGATGTGTCAGTATATATTGACCACACCCTCTTATAATCAGTATAACCAGTAGCATCTGCTAATAAATTTGTGGCATCAATATCCGAGTCGAAGCCTGCATCTGTTGTGCCGTCAGGTTTCGAGATTACAAAACAATGATACCAAGTGCTAACTGCAAGAGTAATTCCTGTGGGAAAACCACCATTACCAGTACCCTCAGCCCAACTAGCATCTGTACGTTTAATCATTGCTGATGCAAGAGTCATATTTGCCAGATTATTTTCACCTCGTGCACTTCCTACATTGAATTTAACATCATGTTCTGTATCACCTGAATCTTGTTCACAAAGGAAACCTGTTAATTGTCTAATAGGGTATGTTCCTCCTGAAGCATTATCTCCATATTCAGAAGCTATTAACCAATTAGTTCCATCGCTTACAAAAGTAATAGAAAAATATTGAATGCTAATCCCAGTAGAGGCAGCTCCATCTATTGTTTCAGCGCCGGATGGCGTAACAGTAACAATATTAGTTGAAGAATCTACCTTTTTAACAGTAACCTTCCAACCACGACCTACTGTAACTGCCGATGGTAAGTTAACAGCAAAAGCTCCTCCACTTGCATCTGCTTTCATTAAATGCGTATTATTACTTAATGTTAAAGTAGTAACAGCACTAACAGCTGTTACAGTTCCTCGAATTTGAGAAGCTACAACATGCCAATTAGAGCCATCACTGTGGAGTTCCACAAAATCAAAGTAATCATTTAAGAGATAAGTTAATCGATCATCTATAGTTTCTGAAGAAGCCCCATCAATTGTTACTGCATTAACTGTGTTGTCTATTTTCTTGATGATTATTTTAAATTTATTTCCAGCAGTTGCCGCAGCAGGAAGATTTATTGTAAAAGCCCCAGAAGTAGTATCTGCTAAAATAGTTTTTCCACGATCTCCCGCTACTATTGTATAAGTTCCAGTTTTTAATAATGCGGTTGTCGTAGTAGAATTTAAGTCCGCAATTGTAGCTGTAAGACTAGTCCAATCTAATTGATCATATTCATTAATATTATCTAAAGTAAGAAGCGTAGTTCCTGCGTTATTTTTTAATACCATCTTATAAGAACCACGAAGCCATATAGCCGCGCGTCCACTACCATGATCAGGATAACCTGCCGTATCTAACACAACAGGATTAGCTGCTGTAGCTGATTCTGCTTGATCAATCCAAGTATCTTTAGGTGTAGAGGTTCCAGCCTCATACCATTCTACGGTACCTTCCGTTATTGGATCGCCGTTGCCATCTAAAAATTGTAAAGTTTGAAATAATGTAGCCATGATTATTTACCCTCGTTTTTTAATTTGGTTGCTGGAATAGAAGCTAAAATATTACGCAAATAATTAACTCCTAGAGGTATTTCCCCTTTACCTATAAGACCTTTATTCGCAAGTTCTTCAACAAATAGTTTTTGCATTTCTGGATTTTCAAAAGCATTTCTTACTGCTTTTGAGGCAAGATGTGGCACTATAAAAGGTAAAGCGCCTAATGCCATATGGCCACTTCCAGCTAAACTTAAACCAGCTCCTATTTTAGCAACTCCTTTAATTTGTCCTCTAATGCCTGCTGGAGCTGATTCTTTAAACGCATCTGGATATTGCTTATGTAATTTAGCTAGCTGATCTAACTCATCTTTATACTCAGGTAATAAAGCTTGTTTCTGACCTTCTCCTAATTTAGACCATCTATTCATGATTTCTCTTGGCTTATTATCGATATCTTTAATATAATCATATGCCAATAATTTTCGTGTTGCTCCCTCGTCTGGAGGAGCCATTTTAAGAAAATTTTGTAATAATGTTTGTTGATCTTTCTGTGCACCAGGTTTTAAGTATTGAGAACCAATCTTATCCGAAGCCTCTATTCCTTGTTTTATTTTCCAAAAAGGAGAAGTTTTCCCTCGACCTGTTTCTTGGAATGGAACCATTTCATTTTTATATCTTGTATCTGCTTCTCTTAATAAGGCTGCTGCCTCAGGATCAGATTTACCTACGCCTACAGAAATAGCCCCTTTTTCTCCTTTGATTGCATTATCGCGTAAATCAATTAGATAAGGCTTAACAACAGGATTAAGAGTTTTATCTCTTAGATTATTATTAATAATTTCCTTTAATTGTTGTGCATCTCCAACAGTTTTAATGTTTGCTTTCTTGATATCGCTTAATTGATTAATGGCATCCTGATATGGAGCTTTAGTTTGAGAGGTCGCAGCAAAAGGCGCCATTTTAGACTTTAATTCACGTATTTGGCTTGTAATTTTTTTTGATATTACAGATTGGTCTGCGGGTAAGTTTACAGGGACACGAGCGTAAGCATCACCAACACTATTACCACGCCGAACATAAGTATTTGGAACATCATCTGGCCCTCTTGTTGAGTTATCTCTGCCTAATTCCTCATAATAAGTATTTAATCTATTATATAGATCGTTACTACTAGTTTCTTTTGATGAGGAACCTCTTAGATCAGTAATTATACCATCAATTTTATTTTTTATAAAGGGAGCAGCATCTTTAGAAAAGTAATTACGTAATACTTTTTGAACAATGGCTTTCTTGTTTTTAACTGCTGATATGCCTTTACCAATTACTTGACTCGCACCAAGCGTTGCAATATCAGCTACAGGAGATACGGCCAGCGTTTCAAGTGCAGCTTTAACAGGATGTTTTGGCGCTAAAGAAGGAGCTACTGCTGCGCCGCCAACTGCACGCTCAATCATGCCAGGGAGAACTTTACCAGTTCCAGCAATTGCTTCTCCTACTTTAGCCGCACCTGCGGCTTCACCACCTAACCCTAAAATCGCACCACCTCCTAAAAGCTTTCCTACTTCAGCAGATGTTCCTGGTTGCGCTACTTTAGGAGCCTGAAGATTTAATGGTGCTCCAGATGGCTTTATTCCTGCAAATTCTTCTATTTTCCGCCCTCCTTTAGCAGCTAAATTAATAGCGTTATCTAATGCCTGCCCTATAGTCTGGCCAGCTTGAACGCCAGCATTAATAATAGGATGATTTTTAAGTATTTCAAGAGCTTGATCGGCGTTTTCTTCTTTGGGTTTTTGTAATGGAGGAGCGATTCCTTCTGACTGCAAAATGTCTATAGATGATGAATCATGTTTCCCATCTGATTTCGCAGGAGGACTAATACCCTCTGATTTAAGAATATCTATACTCATTTTGATGCACCTTTTTTACTTGCTATATATTGTTTAAGCTCATCAACCGTCATTCCATATTTCTTAGCCGTATCTGCATAATCTTTATCAGAATATGATTTAGGACCCCCACTTTTATCTGAATAATAAGCTTCTGGATTTTGCAGGGCGTCTTTTCTTATATTAATTTCTTGTTTTAATGTCTTAATAAATGCATTAAACTTTTCTTTAGTAGCTGCTGGTGAATCAATCCAATTCCTAGGAGTTGTTATTTCATCAAGTTCTTTCCTAGCTGAAGGTATAATACTTTTCCCAAAATATTGAGTTACTTGATCATTCAATAATGCACTATTTGCTAAAAATCTCTGATATGCTAAATACTGCGGGGATGGTTTACCAGTCTGTTGAAATAAAGTGCGATCCGCTAACAATTTTGCTGAGCCTGTTGGACCACTATAAGCTGCCATTGCATCTAAATCAGGAATCATATTGTTAATTGTATTATCTGCCTGATTACCATAAACTATTTTTGATCTATTTTGCGTATCTGAAGTTTGTTTTAATGTAGCTAATCCAGTTTGTGATGCTAGTTGTTCATAATTTGGAGTTGTTATAAGTTTAGGAGCTCCTGCTTGTTGAGGTTGCGCTCCAACCTGTTGAGGCTGACCCATTGATGGTTGCTGTGGAACACTTTGTGGAACATTTTGTCCTTGAGTTCCTACAGTAGCTGTAGCTGCTTCTGCTGATCCTGGTTGCGCACCAGGAAGTTGCGTAGCATCTCCCCCTTGAATTATATGATTAAGAATATGAGACGTTGGAGTTACCGGCTGTCTATTCTTGATTTGATTTAGTTGAACTTCGCTTATATGAGCGTCTATTGCATCTGCTTTTGTTTTAGCATCCTGTGGCTTATATCCAGCAGCTACCGCATATTGATCCATAGTTAATAGAGGAAGTCCTTGCTGCTGTCTTTTTGCATTTTCATTTTGAAAATTTTGATTAAATTGAGTTTTTTGTAGTGTGGGCATATTCTTTAGCCAAAGATTTGAACCATAAAATGCCGCACGTTGTTTTTTCATATTAATATTTGATTGGAATTCATTTAATGCGTTTTTGTATACTTCGCTATTTTCTCCATATTTATTTTTTAAATATTGTAATGATGCCGCATCCCCTGCCGGCCCCTTTAAGGATGCTTCATTTTGAGGAGCTAAAGCTTTAGCGGCTTCAGCAGCTTGTAAATTACGAGTAGACGCAGCACTTGCTAAATTACTTTGGAATGTTAATGGCTGCTCTCTAACTGCTTCTTGTTGCTGCTGTAATTTCAAGGGAGCTAACGTAGCTTGTTGTTTCATAGTCTGTCGTTGTGCAGCCTGTTGTTGCAATGTACTAAGTGTATTAATCGCTCTTTGTAGAACCCCTGGTTGCTTTGCAAAGCCTAAATAATCTGGTACTGCCATAATTCTCTCCTCTATAAACCAAACCAATGCCTTTTTTGGGCAATATTAGCTATGCCGCCGGCGGCGGTTCCAAGGAACTTTCCTAATCCCGAAGATTGCGCCATCTGAGATTCAGCAGCAGACTCTCCCATTTGACCATATAGATTAGATTCCTGGCCTGCATATCCATAGCCTAAGTTAGCCAATTCTCCACCTTCTCCATAGGCTAATTGAGATGCTCGAGATGATGATTGCTGACCCATTCCAGCCAAATTAGCAAGCCTATCTTGATAACCCCCATATTCTTGTTGAGCCATTCCCTGCCCTCTTTTTTGTAATTCTGCTTGTTCTGCACCTGATCCAGTCATACCACTTGCAGCTTCCCCTCTTTGTACTGCCGTTAAACCTTGGTTTAATGCATATTGATAGCCAGGACTCTCCGTAAACTTATCAATAGCACCTTGTTGTGCACCTTTGCCTCCATACCCCAATGTTGCCATATATCCTTGCAATCCTTCTTGTCCGGCCTCTCGATAAGGCTGCTCATATCCTAAAGCCTGTTGAGTATACCCAGTAATATCTTGTCGTCCTTGAGTTTCATGTTGGCGCATTTCATCCATAGCCTTGTTCAAATACTTCTGATATTCTTTATTTGCATCTCCGGCACCCCCTCCGAATAAATTATCAAAAAACCCCATAATATTTCTCCTATTTAAACCATTTAACTATTAATCCTTTCTGGATAATGTCATCATTAGTAGTTGCTTCACCAGTACATAAAATACTTAAAGATGTAGTTAAATCTTCAGTACTCGCTGTAAAAGTAGAAGAATCTATAATTAATGAATTATCAGAAATGATTGATGATATCACTTGCTGAGTAGCTGCTGCTGTGCGAATTATCTTTGATGTTATTGACCAATTCGCATTATTTGCGGCAACTGCACCGGTATCTAATAAGGTAGTTGTACCAAATTTTAATTTAATTGTTTTATTATTAGCGTTTGCAGCAGTAATTCCCCATGCGAAAATTTCTAAAAAATTTCCGTCAAGATTTAGAGTGTTGGCAGCCATAGAATAAGTAATTAACGTATCTTCACCAGCACCTACATTTCCTACACTTGTCGTATCAACAGTTAATGTACCACCTAAAGGAATATCTACAACACTTCCACCAGCTCGAATTGTGACATTAGAATTAGAAATAGTAACATCTTCAATTGAGCCACCTGTAATAGCCACATTATCAGCATCCTGATCTGCCATAGTGCCTAAATCAGCTTGATTAGCCTTAGTATCTAATTGATCTTGAACAGTATCATCAGTACGAACACCAACTAATGTATTCAATTCACTAACAGACGCTTTTAAGCCCTTAAGATCAGGATTAGAAGATTCATATCCCCCACTTCTATTCCATAGTTCATAAATTAAGCTAAAAAATTCAGAACTATTCGTATCCATAGATGGACGAGGGGGTTGTAATACAATGTTGCTGATTTGAGAACTAGTCATGATCCTGTATCCTCCACTTCAACAACTGCGCCTAATACTACTCGATAGGTAGGATCAGTCATACGTATTCTAAACACAGGGGCACGAGATGAGCCTAACCTATTCCATTTTGCACGTGCTTTATATTTTCCAATTTTACTTAAGGTTTTCCATAATTCACTAGCCCATGTAACACCCCCATCTCTTGAGATTTGAAGCATAACTTTAGGTTCTGAGCCTTGACCAGTAGTTAGACCTTTACCAGCCTCAAAATCTATCTGTAATGAATAAAGAATTAAACGATTTAATATATTCTCTAAAATTCTACCAGTTCTTTCACAAGTTATAATTTCTCCATCTTCAGTATAATATTCATCAGATAATTCATAGACTTTGCCGGACTCAAAATCTCCTACAAGATATTTATTATCAAAATAAACAAAACTATTAGCTCTCCAACGTCCCTGTCTATATTCATTACTTGCGGGAAGATTATTAGCTAATCTAGAACGTCTTTCATGCCATGCTTGTGTTGTAATATCATAAACCCATGTTCTATCAGCAGTTGGAAAAGTTAAAACATAAAATATATGGCCATTCCATTGATGAACAAATCCAATAGCATCATCTATAACACTATATGATCGTAATTCAACGTTAATAGGCTCTGTAGAAATAGGTACTACATCATAAGATTGTGACATTGCAACAATCAGACCACCTTCTGAGTTACGAGCTAGCCAAAAAAGAAGATTATTATGACCACGCGCTAGGGAATATGGAGCAGCACATCCATACGTAATAACTAAATTAGTACGAGGTTGGAAAGGAAAATATTCCGCGCCAGTATTATACCAAACTTGTATTGTATCTCTTCCAAAAAACCAAACTTCTTCTCTTATTGAAATAGCTGCTACTAAATTATCAGGAAGAGAACTTGTACGCGCAAAATCTAAAGCATTTACCACACTAAAATCATTTATAGAAGAAATATAGAAGATATCAGATTGTTGTTTAATATAAATACCGTAATTATCTTGATAAGCAGGTATTATTGGCACATAAAAAGCTGAATCTACTGAAACATCAAATTTCCAATAATCGTGAATTGTATGTCCATTATCATGAATAAATTTAATAGTAACTCCATCATTTAACTGTTGGTCAAGCTCTGTTATCTGTACATTTTCAGCATTCCACGTAGTTCCATCATTATCTGACCATCTAAATGTATCGGGAGTAGGCGCAGTTCCAACAGTATCAATTTCTACACGATAATTTTTAGCTGTTGTTCCAATATACGTACCTCCTGAAGACATGTCATCTAAACCTGCTCCGGTAAATGTAGCCTCCCCAATAAACGACGTAGCTTCTTCTATTTGAAAGAACTCTTCTGCATCATGAGTATCTGACTTAACTAATTGATATACATATCCATATCTACCATCAGTAATAAATATTTGATTATCGTTAGCTATCATTCTAACGTGCCCTTCGCTAGTTTTTAAGGTTCCTAAGCCACTATTAGTTTGATTTCCTGAACCACTATAAATTAAAAAAGTATTTCCATGTACAACATATAAAACATTATTCAACTCAAATAATCCTCGAATAGCTCCTACACCAGATCGTTCAGACCATAATCTTAAACCAGGCGTTGGAAGCAACGCTGTTGAGAATTTTCCAGTAGCATCTTTTGTAATATACCAATTAATACACGTCTGCCCGTCTAATTGTACAGCTGGCATATCATATGAAGTTCCAACAAAATTTATTTTAGTTTTAGCCATTTATACCTCAATTATAAAAATCCGGTTGGAAATATAAGGATCCCTGCTCATTGTCAAAAGACATAGCCAATATTAATGCTTCTTGAGCATCTTGCTTTAATGTCACATAACTTCCTCCAGGATTATCACGGCCAAAAGGATGTGCTAATTTTGCAGCTAAATTCAATACTAACGCGTCATGCCATTCTTGAGGAAAATCTGGAGTATTAGGATTAGAAACAAAATCCTCAATTTTTTGTTCATACGTTATTTTTACTAAATCATTTACATTGTCTGGAACAGGCCAAACTTTTAATAAAGACTTTCCTAATTGTCGATCGTAATTGTATGAAACAGGAACTCCCGAACTTGTTTTATTTGGTAATTGAAAATATTCCTCATAAGAAAGGTAATTCATAGGAGTATCTATTGCGCTTTCACTCTCTCGCACCATTGAATAGATATTAAACGGCTCTGAAACACGAGTAGTATAGGCATATACTTTTAAACCAAATGAAGCATCATCTGTTAAAGCATCATCAATAATGACTGTAGTAGAATCTGAAACAGTATCTATTGTTGACCAATGAATAGTATTATCGTCCTGCTCTATTCCAATATAATCAGCTGCGGTCATTCCAGTAGAAGATGTTACTGTTATTGTTGTTTGACCAGTAGCTTTATCTGCTCCTAAAGTAGTTTCTATATAACTTTCAGTAGCATGATCACCTGTAGAATATATCTCATATTCTAGTTGATCTTTTTGTAAAAACACAGTAGCAGTACTTTTTTTCCATAAATGTATACCTTGAGCTTGCCATGCTTTAATCATTCTATTTAAAACACGGGTAGCAAGAGCTCCATCTTGCGGAGCCACACTTTCATCTGGATTGCTAACATTTAAAACTAATAATGCGTCTTTAATGATATCCTCTAATGTAGACGTAAATGTTGTAGATCCTGATGTTGCCATTATAAATCACCCGGAGTTATTTGAGTTGTTACAAACCTATCCTCACCACGAGAGCGTGGAATAGGAACTTGTTGATCATCAACTCGTCCTCTTACAAAATCCTGCGGCTGCCTTGTTTCCCAACAATGATAGCAAACAAAGAGATTATCCCATTCCATCTGGCATTCACTGGCCTTAAATTTAACGCCACATCGATCACAAATTACATTGTAATCGCCATCTCGAAAATAATCTCTCTTTCCCATATCACTAGTAGCCCCCTCATATCCTATTTAATAAATGGAACATCTTTTTTATTTATATAAAGGATAATATATCCTTTATCACCAGCGCCTAAACCTACAGTAGTCATTACGATATCTCCTGTACGTCCAGTCCCACCATTATTAGGAATGCCCCCATACGTTGAAAAATTAATCTCTTCTTGGAGACTATCATCAAGCTCTAATAGCATAACATTAGCTGTAGCATCCCAAGAAAGAGTTGCACTAAACCCATTTAAAAGGTATTTAATCTCCCGCAAACTATTATTATCAGTTGCAGGCGTATACGCTGAAGCATCAAATATTACGGTATCAGTTTCTTCACCAGTCCCGTCTCCTTCGATCGTTACTTTTATAACAGTTGAACGTTTGCCATCTATAATAACTTGAGTATTTATTGCATTAGCCATTTCACCCTCCAGTTAGAGGGGGAAATATTCCCCCTCATATTTAACAATTACGCAGCAACTATTGTTGCATCAGTATCCATTGCTTGATATTCAATATACCAAGTAACATCCCCTGTAGTTGTTGCTGCACAATTCATTTCAATAGTTCCTGGGCTGACAATAAATGAATCTGCTTGTTCTGCGGCTTTAACGCCAGTTGTACCAGAATTAGCTAATGCATTTGCAAAAGTACCAGTTATTGAAAGGAACGATGCCTGCGCAGCTCCTGTAACGTCTAGTACAGCGCATAAATCAACATTACCACCAACAGTCGCTTTATTAACCAATTTAGTGTTATTAGCAGAAGCCTCAAAAGCTGTGTTAACGAACCCAGTAATATTCAGCACTTTCACTAAACCACCAGCCACTACAAAAACATCTGCTGTTGTAATACTGGCTAGATTTTTCGAAGAACTTTTAGTAACCTGAATCTGTGTATACTCTGAACGCTCCATTAAAGAACCATCGCGATTAGCTGTAACAGCTGTAGAATCGTAGCCAGTGCGTATCATGTCATCAAGACTAGAATTAGCAGTATCTGGGACACCAATCATATTTTCTATATCTTGATGGTTAGTTCTTGCAGAAGGATTTCCTAAATCTGCCTGAACAGCATCTATTTTCCCTTCTAATCCAACAGCTGGAGCGGTACCTATAGGATCTCCACCTTCACCATCAGCATTATAACCATAACATTTGCTATCCCAATTTAACTTAGCAACTGAGCTTACATACGTAGTTCCTGATGCTATCCTTATATCAAGATTTTTAGCCAATCCGGTAGCATTAGCATCTAAAACAATACCAGGAATAGGACCAGAATTTGTATTATCGACTTTAATGTTTTCTAAACGAATATTTAGAACTTCATCGGTAACGTTTTCGATATTACCAGTACCAAAATCACCTCTAATATCAATATCTACTAATTCGGCATTATCAACACCATTTAACTGGATATTAGATTGTTTTTGAGTGCCACCTTCGTCACCAACAGTATATTTCCAACCATATATTTTTAGACCAGTACAATTTGCATCTGTAACAATACAATCAGTAGTATCAATAGATGTTCCATCATAGTATTCACCGTTAATTATCTTAAAATTAGCTGCTCCTAACGCAATAGGTCCTGTCAATGCATCAATACTAGCTGTAAATCGTGGACTAACTAAAGTAATGTCGTCAGAAGCTACTTCCATACTCGCAGTAACAGCAGTACCAAAATCAATAGTTGCTTTATTATCACCTTCTCCCATAAATATGATAGTAATTCCAGCAACATCAAGATCTAAACCAGACGCAGCAATTACACTTTCGGTATGGCCTGCTGCTACAACAATTAAATCACCTTGATCAGCAGTACATCTACCTACAGCATAATCAATTGTTGCGAAAGGCTGATTAAAAGTACCTTTATTACCGTCTGACCCCTTTACAGAATCCACGTGAAAAACATTACCAAAAGCATTTTGAGTAGTAACAAATGGAATTCCACGCATTGTGACTCCATTTGTGAAACCATTTGGATAGTTACTTATAGGCATTTTATTTCTCCTATTAAATTAATATTACCCTTTCGGGAAGTCATTTGTTCCAATGGAACAAGGGCTGCTTAAAAACAGCCCTTTGTACAATTACGCACCTGGCGAACCGTAAATTCCTCTCCAATCAGTCCAGCCGAAGCTATAACGTTCATATCCTGAGAACTTAGCGTTCTTAGTGTCAAAATCGTTATCAGCCTCAAAGCGTGGAGCTTCACGACTAAAATGTTTCAAACCGTCTGGACAACTGGTTAAGATAAACCAAGCATCACTATCAGTTAGATAAACATTAACTTTTATACCGCCTGGTAAAGAACCCATTTTATACATAGCACTGATGTCTCGATCAGCAGTACCTGGACGTTCTGGATTCTTCAATATTCTCGTGGCTTCAAATTCCAATTGATGAGGGACCACTAAAGATTCACCCATATAGCTGATATGGTTATTTCGATTATCTCTAAAATCTTTAATATCAATAAGCGCTTGCTCTAATGAAGCTTCTGATAAATCAGCTGCGGTCGTTAAAGTATTGCTTAAAGTGCCTCCTTCAGTTGGATGGGATGAATTTATTAAAGAAACACCATCACCTCCTGTATAAGAAGCATTAAATGCCCTATTAAGAATATTTGCAGCAACATTTTCTTTGCTTTGATTCATCGAAAACGCAACATTACGTGCTCGTTGACCCCCAAATTGCCCATATAAATTATCAGCAATTTCCTCACGAGTAATTATGTACCCTAAACTATATGCGATATTAGTATAGCGAGAGACAAAACTTTGTTTCATCGTATCGTATACCAAGCTATCGCCTTCCGGCTTAACTGGAGCTAGCCCCATGCCTGTTAAACCAACGTCCTCTTCATATGCCTTATCTGATTTGAATGTAGGAAAAATTTCTTTCCATTGAGGAACATGCTCATTGTAAGCTAGTCCCCACATGCTATTCAATCCAGGCCATAGAAGCTTGGGCGTAGAGCCTGTAGTTATTACACCTGCCATTTTTTAATCCTCCTCTTAAATACCTGTAGTGGTTTTAAATCGTTGTTCATTAATCATGCAGATAACTTTCGCATCTGCCCCAAAGTCATTGTCTTCACGCTGAGATAACCCCAATATACGTAATTGCTGGCTAGTAGTATTTTTAGTTGATAAATCTACTTCCATACCTGATAAACCAGTACCAGTGCTACCAGATCCAACTACAATCTCTGCGTTTAGACCTATATCTTCCACAGCCAACGTTCCGCTTGCTTGTATCTCAAAAGTTGCATAAGGATCACTGCATACGTAGACAGTTCGCAATGTACTTGCAGTCCGATAAATTTGATTTAAGTAGTCTGAATCGACTTGAAAACCAACTACAAAACCACAGAGCGTATCTGTAGCAGCGGCTTGAGTCACAACAGGACGAGTCTTTCCATCTTGACCAACTCCAGCTATTCCAGTGCATTTAACAAAATCACCAACAAACATAGCTGTAGCATCAGTGGCAAGAACCGTATACGCCGTGACTTTGCCATTATAGTTTGAGCTCATAAGATTCCCACAAGCTCTGGCGCCAAAAACAGTATCTTGATTTGCCATTATAAAAATCTCCAAAATTAATTGAAAAACTAGAACATAAAATGTCCTACCCTCAAGTATTCTGACTTGTATGAAATTACCCAGCTATATGGGATTTATAGAATGGCGTTGCTTGCCTGTGATTTATTCTTTGACTAATTTGTGCTCTATAACAACTTCGCCCCTACGGACGTCTTCTTTTACTTTGTCTAAATGTCCAATCTGAGACATTATTCTATCGGGTTCTTTTTGCTTATCCATTTGATCTTTGTTATAAAGATCTTCAGGAATTTCCATATAATAAGCAGTTATTCCTCCACCAACAGCTTGAGATGATACTTTACCAGCCTGTGAAGCATCTGCCGCATCTTTTGCTCCTTCTCTAATAGGTTTCTCCATTATACGATAACCAGCTTTTTTAAAGTTTTCAATCCTTTCGCCTACATCATTAACTAATCTATCTTTAAAACCAGGAGTGGATTCTATTCCTACCCGCGTTTGCACCAGTACGATCGGCACTGATCATTCCATTAACTATCTGCTTCACTTCGAACGGCAAATCATTATACGTTATTTCTTGTGGACGCCTTACTGCTTGTGTACGTCCTTCAACTACAGGTTGTTTATTGCGATTTGGGTTTTCAAATCGGTGTGGAAATTGCTGTTTAACCAATTTTTCTGTTTCATTTAAACGATCTGATACAGACAACTCAGGACGTGTATGAGTTAAAGTTGCCTCAATTCCTTCTGCAAATCTTGCCATCTGAATATTTTGAGGGGTATCTTGATTAAACCAACTTTTATTACGCGCTGCAAATTCGTAAACCTCTGGAGCAAGATCAGGAGTAGAATTTTGTGGGGCTGTTTCTGCTGTTATTTGAGCAGCCTCAGCCTGCGCCTTATTATAAGCAGCTTCGTAGCGTTCTGCATTCTCTACATCCCCCTCCTGAATAGCCTCTATTTTTTTTTGTCGTAGATTTTCTATTTTAGGCTCATTTAACAATTTCGTCTGATTTACAGCCAATTTAGTCAAGGTCTCAACACTTTTTCGTAATTGTTTAATTTCTTTATTTCTATCTGAAATTTTATCCATTAACGGCCCACGAGCAACCCATTCCTGCGCCGGGCGCCAGTTATCAAGATCCCCTTTAAATTCTTCTTTAGGAACCCATCCTTGCCTACGAGCTTCATTTTCAATTGTTGATTCTGTATTTGTTTTAGACTCTTCAACTGACTGTTCAGATTGTTCTTCTGTTTGTTCTTCCGTTTGTTCTTCAGCTTGCTCTTCAGGCAATCTCGCCTTTATCAATTAATATTCCATCAGTAACTAAATCTTGTTCGCGTCTTATTGTTTCTTTGGTCAAATGAATACCGCCCGCAGTCGTTTCTTTAACAGGTATTACCTCAATAATTATCCTAGGGCCAGCTCCTTTTAATTGATTAATGTCGGTAATTTCATTCATTGCCGTCCCCCTCTGTATTAAAATCTTCATATTCAACATTTAACAGTGCTTTACACATATTGATATAACCGATTTGTTCTCCAACTTTTATAGCATTGTCAGGGTTATTTGAAGAAGGGATATTTTCTAAATTATTTCGATGAAAAGCTAAACGATCTTTAATCAAATCAAATACCTTTTTCGTAATTGGCTCTTCTAACCAATTAGCAAATTCATTCTGTTTTATTTTATGCTGCTCTACCATAATAATTTCCTCTAAAATTAATTATTTATATTTATCCATCACAACTATTGTGGTGGCATTTGTCCAGGCCCCTGTGGACCGCTAGGCCCCTGTGGACCGCTAGGCCCCTGTGGACCGCTAGTATTTTCTGGTGGCTGGACACCATTTCCAGCTTCAGGTACAGAAGCAGGAACTCCTTGCGTAGCACTCATATTATTTTGACCTGCTTGTTGTTGCATTTGCGGCGATTGAGTTCCTGCAATCTGATTCATTTGAGCATTTAATGCGTTTAATTGTTGTTCAGTTTGAGGCGAAATTCCAACTGGAATATTCATTAATTTAGCTGCTCTTTCGGCAGCTTCAATATTCTTTGCTCCAACGCTAGCTTCTGTTTGAGCTAAATTAGCTATAGCACTAATCTTATTATCAGTAACGATACCGCCTTTATATGCAGCATCAATTTGATTAGCTTGTTGTTTTAACTCCAAATCTGCACGTTCATGATACATTTGTATTAACCTACCAACAGTCTGTACTTTCTGGTCTGCAATTTTCGCATCAGCCATTAATTCCTGTGGTGATGGTGGCGGATTAGGATTCGGTGGTGGAAGCACTTTTTCAATATCTGGAACTTTTAACGTTTCAAAATATCTTTCCAAAATTTCATGTGGATCAACTAGCGGATCCTGTCTGAGTGGCATTAATGCTTGGGCTTGCGCCAATTTCATTGCCATAGTCGACATACTTGGATCTGCAACAGGAAAAATACCGTAATCTGATTTCTGATAATCTTCCAACGTAACCATTCCGCTAGTAGTAGCAGAAATATATGTTTCAGAAACTTCTAAATATTTCTTATTTAATTTATATAGTTTTTCGAATTCTTTTTTAAATGAATTAAACAATCGATATAACATTGAGCTATATACTTTAGTACCCTGCTCTATCAGAGCCATTGCCGTAGTCGCTGGAACGTTTGATCCTGGAGACACTCCCATCATAATATCTGTAATAGATCCTATTTCCTTCCCGCTCTTAATAATTAATTCTAATAATTCCATTAAAACAGGGGACGGTTGCTGAACAGGCAGCGGATAAATTGATTGTGATAAATTAGGAGCTAAACCGTTTATAACTTTCCACTCGCCAGGTTTAAATCTTAAATCTTCTTTACGCAATCGTAGCGATTTGCTTATAAATCCTCCTTGACGATTTGCCAATGTACCAGCATCTATTAATTGGTTTAAAATACTATTAATTATTGCATTATGAGGTCCTAATATTATTCCATAACCTAAACTCAAAAATGTTCCGTCGGGAGAAGGGATATAATGATAATCAGTAAAATATTGAATAGCATTTATTTTAATCATTTTTCCATTATTTTTGTTAAATATAAAACTATCTTCATCATAACGAGCAACAATTCTTAAAACCTTATCAGATTTTTTATGTACTGTGACGATATACGGTTCTTTGTAATCATCGCCATCTAAATCCAAAAACGTATGCTGTTCATATAACTCCGTTAATCCAGTTCCTGTATCCATATTATCGTTATCACTATCATCAGCCATATTCAAAAATGAATCTTCAAGAGCATCATCATCATCACTTAGCTGTAATTCATCCATTGAATATTTTTCATAGAGGCCAGCATTCATACGCTCAATAAGTTCATTTTGAGAAAGCCGTAACATATGGGTAACTCTATTAGCACTTTCTAAAGACGTAATATTGTTATTGATAATAATATCATCAGGCAAACAAAAATCAATTTGCGGACGTCTATTTATTGGATCGTAATACGATTTTCTATAAACCGTCCCCATCATGGCAAGCACCATGAATAATTTATCGGTATCGCTTTTCCAATTATCACTTTGCCCGATTAATTGATAAGACATATGCTCGCTTAACCTCTTAACCCTATCTATTTCAGATTCGTCTGTGTCTCGCCCCATTAAAGCAACCTTAACAACTTTTTCACCCTGCACGATTTCGGGATTTAGATGAGCATTAGCTTGAATACAAGCTAATAGAACTAATGGATATTTGACATTAGATGCTCCAGGCCACGGGCTACTTTTTCCCTCTATAGTTTGTTTGGCTATTTTTAGCGCCTCAGTCATGTTTTTGCGCCATTCATATGACGTTTCTTGGTCGATCTTAGCTTTATCTATAACATCATAACCAATTTTTCTAACTTCATTAGGATCTAGCTTAGATACGATATTATCTAGCGACATGTATTGCTGGAGAATCGAAGGAATTTTTTCTTTATCTTTATCTACCATTTATATCATATTTTATATTAAAACATCTTGTCTTCTATGATATAAAGTGAAATCTTTAATAAAATAACTTATTTACAATACAAAGTCAACAAAAATAAAAAATTAAAAAACTAAACGCATACTTTTATACCACGGCGTTTGTTCAGTACCATAATACCAATCCACTTTCATATTGGGTTGGATTAAAATCACACCTTCCTTTTCTAAACGACCAGCTAAATGTGCAATAATATTTGGTATTGTTACTATATGATCTAAATTTGCAATCACCGTAGCTAATCCATCAATATCGTTTTCTAAATCTAAATCGTCATAAGTAGATAGATTTTTGAATTCGCATTCTTTAAATATATTAGGATTATTAGTACTTAAATTATTAAATTGCAAATCAATAAACGTCACCTTAGGACTAGATTTAATTAGTCTCTTCCAAAACTCGTATGAATCTGGATTTATAGGATAATATGAGATTCCTACTAACTTGCGTCTTTTATATTTCTTTCTAAGGATCGACTTGATTTTGTTTTTATTGCGATAGTTTACTAACAGAGGACCATTCATATCTTTTTCTAAATCTGGATTTAGTAAATTTGGTAATTCTGATAAAAAATAGTAATCCTCAAATTGTTTGTTGATTGATTCGTTGACATCAATAAAATTAATCCATTTGTACGTGCGTTTATATGTCGTAATCAATCTATCATCACATTGTATATAAACTTCTCTAGTCCTACCTTTAAGGAGATGAAACAACGAGCTATAGTATAATTGTTTGCTTAATGGCTCGTCGCAATGAATAAGACAACTTTTGTCAATATTCATTATGCCTACGACCACACGTTGCGTCTAATCTCAGCGACCAAACCAACAATATAAATATACAAATTGTCCAGGTGGAAAATGAAATCATATCAATTAACGCAACTGTCGACACCAAAAGAAATAATAATAAACGTATCATTGTTAATACCCAGTTATATTGTCGCGCGTGTCTTCGTCATATTATCTACAACTAATCCAAGTTCATTTAGCTGCTCGCGTCCTTCGTAGGTATCCGCCGGATCACCAACCCCCTCTATTTTAAACCCTTGACAATATTTAGTCAAAAATGGCTTTACTGCCGATTTATACAAGTCTTTCACGCTCATATACTTACACGTAAATTCTTTTATACAACGTAACTGATCTTCGGCGTATTGTACTAATAAACAGGCAGGCGAAACTTTACCGTAATCCCACGCTAGTAGTATAGGAACGTCGCGAACAATGTTGATGGTCTCCTTAGAATGAATATCATCGTTATATTCAGGATAGATCACCTTACCACCCTTTACAATGCCGTATTGCCCCATACAATACACTTTAATGTACTCTTTGCTTTTTGAGGCAGCTAAATTTAAATAGTAACCAGCAGGCAAATTTTCAATATTTTCAGCCTCGGGATTAGCGCTATATTGTCCGTCTTTCTCAA